CGGGCGCGTCGGGCACCGCTTTAAGCCTGCACCTCGCCCTTTCGGTAACGAGGCATCCTTCAATCTCAAATCAGTAGTGGTGTTGAAATTACTTCCAGTTGGCTTGGAGAGAATTGTACCAAGCCAGCATTCGTTGCCCGCACATGCGATTGACGGCGAGACGAAAGCGATCTTGCTTCCACAGGCTTTCCACTTCGGCAACCGTCAGTGCCCGATCAGGGACACCAACGGCTTCACGGAAGCAGGACTGAATGTCAGCCGGGGCGTATGGAAGTTTACCTGCAGCTTCCTTATCGGATGGACCGCACGCGGCGAGCTGCATCGCGATCAAGACAAGCGGCAGCATTAGGAGGCGTTTCACTTGCGAGCCTTTCGAGTTCGAAGATGCGCTTCTGGTCAACAGCCATCTTGTCGGCGTTGAGCTTCGAGGCGACTTGAAGAGTACCCAGGCGGCGCTGAAGTGTTGCGACTTGCTCGTAAGCGTCCATCGCAGAGCGCAGCTTGTAGCCGAGCGTGAAGATGGCGGTGATGGCGAGAGCCAACAGAACCATCTTCCAGTTCTTCACCAGCCACCAGAAGGCGGATAGAACGAACGTCATGTGCACTTCCTCCAGAACCAGAAGCCGGTGCATACGACGGGCTTGGGCTTCACAGGCGCAGAGCCGATCATCGCGGCAACGTCACGTACATCCGGTGACTTGCCGGCCGGCATCATGCAGACCTTGCGTTCAGCTTCGCGACGACGAGCGAGGCCGCGAACGTGTTTGCCGCTGGCCATGTCGTAGGCGAGCAGCGCGTTACAGGCACCAGCGTGGTCACCAGCGTTCAGCTTGCGAGCGATAGAGCCTTTGCAGAATGCACCAGAGCCAACGTTGTACGCGAACGATGTGTACGCGATCTTCTCGTTGTCGTTGGTGGCAACCTTGATGCAGCGCTCGATCTCGCTCCAGTAACGGGGGAGCTTGTTAGCGAGCATCTCGGTGCACTGAGCTTTGGTGTACTTGTCACCGAGCTTGACGCCTTCGGTCTCGCCGTAGCAGACCGTGGGGAGATTGTGGGCCAGTCGATCAGGGTACGCCTTGAGCGCGAGACCCTCGAAGCCGCCTACGAACGTGGCGCAGATTGTGAGCCACGTCGCAGCGCGTTTGTAACTAGCCATCAGTGTCTCCGATCTCGCGTTGAGCGACGAAGCGGAGGATGAGCGCAGCGCCCGTCACGAACGCCATGAGACCGGCGTACAAGAGGTTGGGGCTGGAACTGTCGAGGATGAATGGCAGAGCCACTTCCGCGACGGAGAAAAGGAACGACAGCACGAGCAGCCAGACTGACCACGCGTGGTTCACAAGCCAGTGCCAGTCGTGCACCAGTCCGTACTTCTTCTGTCGCACCGAGGGGACCGAAGTGTCGGACATGGTGCCTTCCTAGTTACATGATGGATGAGCGAGACAGCTTCTGCCGAACGTCCTCGCGGTATGCGGGGTCGGTGGCGTAGCGCGGGTCTTTCATCGCGGTGGTGAGTTCGGTGTTGGAACGGAACACGTCACCTTGCGATGCCGGTCCCTGCCCGCTGCCGCCGCTGATGAGCTTCGGCGTGGAGCCGTTAGCTGCAACGAAGCGTGCACGAAGGCCTTCGACCGCCAGCTTCATCGAGCTGACGTTGCCGGCGTTCATCGCGCTGTTGTAGGCGTCGATGTCTGCGGCTGCGAGATTGTCCTTCGCCCACGTCACCATCTCGGTGTACTGCTCTTCACCGCCGACGACGCTGAACACTTCAGTGCGCGTCTGGTTGGCGATAGCCTGCTGACCAGCGATGTACTGATCGGCAACAGTCTTGCTGATGCCAGCCTTGGTCAGTTTATCGTATGTCGCTTCGGACAGCGCGCCGTCCTTGTTGAACTCGGCGGTGAGCGCTTCGAAGTCGAGGCCTGCGCTCGTCACGGCAGCAGCGGCTGCAGCAGGGTCGGCAGGGACTTCGAGAGATGCGGGAGCGGCCGGCGCTGCGGGAGCACCGAGCTTCTTCTCCAGCTCCGTGTAGGACTTCGCAAAGTCTTCAGCGGTGGCGAACTTCTCGGGCAGCCAGGCGGGGCGCTCCGGTGACGTTTGACTGTCAGCGACAGGTGCAGGTGAAGTCTGCGCGTCAACCTTCGCCACCATCGCGGCGTCGTGACCTTCCGGTGCAGGCGTGGTCGTGGTGTCCACAGCAGCGCCGGTATTGATTTGGACGGTCATTAAGTTCTCGTGACTACGACCACGCCCTGAGCGTCCACTGATACGTGGAAGTCGGGCGATGGTTCGGGTTGCGGTGTTGGTTCGGCTTCAGGAGCCACCGGAGGCAGCGCGTCGTACATCAACGCTTCTGCCTTCGGTGTATCTTGTGAGGCCTGTCGGTTACCCTTGCGGGGGGCCATTCTGTGCCTCTGGTTTCATTTGATCGCGGACGATGTCCATTCCCTTCGGGCCGAGCTTGTCCATCAACTGGCGAGCCTGAGCGGCTTGCTGTGCGGCCTGTACTTCAGCTTCAGAAGCAACGAGGCCTGCCATGTCGATACCAAGCGAGGTGCCGACGCGGGTGATGTAGTCGCCGACCTTGAGATACTGAGCGATGACTTCGGGGCCAAGCGGAGCGAGGCGCTGGATCAACGTGTCGAGCTTCGTGAGGTCATGACCACGGCCGAGAGCTTCGAGACCAGTCGTGATGACCGGACGCACGAGACCCTTGGGCAACGCAGGGAGCTTCTTCTGTCGCTCCATCTGCCACATGATACGCGTGACGAAGGGGAGCTGAAACTCTTGCGACAGGATGCTGTAGACGCCACCGAGGCCATCTTCGAGTTCACTAGCGACATACCGAATTTCTTCGGCGGTCACGCGCTCGCCGCTCCGCTGAACACTTGAGTTCAACAGGAACGCCATGCTGATGCGCTTCTCGATGCCATCCATGACACCTTGCGCAACACGGAAGTCGTTGAACTTCTCCATCTGGATGACGGTCACGTCAGCCGCGTTGCCGCTGCGCACTGCACAGTTCGGAGCATCTTGAACGGTCTTCATGTTCGTGGTGCCGTTAGGGTTCACCAAGAACAGGACTTTCGCTGCGGCTGCGGAGCCTTCAACGATTGCCTTAGAGAGACCTTCGAGTGACTTCAGGTCGCCGATGTATTCCTCGACGTAGCCACGACCGTAATCTTCGCCGTCAATCTTCGACCACCGAAGCGGTATCCAAGGTGACTTGGCGATGGGATAGGTGCCGTAGGAGTCGGGGACGACGATGTCGTTGATTTCCTGATGGACCTTCCAGAAGTTGCCCGCTCGTTGCACATGAGTGTACAGAGCAACCTTCGCGTCGTGGCTCTTCATATCAGAAGGCAACAGCGGTCGGAGGTTGTCAGGTATCGTGTCTTGCGCGAGGTCTTCCTTGGTGATGATCTCCATCACGCTGCCCATCGTGTCGCGGGTGCAGACGTATCGGTCGAGACGGAAGAGCTTCATGCCGCCAACCTCAGGGAGGTAGCAGAGAGCGTTGCCGTCGTTGATCAGATGCTTCAGGGCTTCGAACGCGGTGACCCGCATAGCGCCGGCTTCGATCTGGCCCATCACTGAGCGCTCAATCATGTTGAACGCCTTCTCGACTTCGCCGCGCATGCCGGCCTGCTTGGTGATCTTCACGAGTGTGAAGTCATCAACCTGCAGACGGAAGAACGGGCTGTTCGGAGGGAGCAGTGCGAGCAACAGCTTCGAGGCGAGGTTGTTCACCCCGCGTGCGCCGATGCCTTGGAAAGGAGTTGGAAGTTTCGTGAAGCCTGTGTGCCCTTCAGGGGGCATGAGGCTGGGGATTGTGAGCGTTGCAGCGTCACGGGCGCGGTCGAGGAAAGGACGACGCGCCGTTTCGAGCTGCGTGTAGCGGCTCGCGGCGGTCTGTGCCATCGAGACTTATGCCTGCGGAATGTTGAGGCCCGACGCAGCGCCAGCGGCGCGGTCGATGCGGAGACTTGCGGTGCCACGTCGCTTGGCCTTCGCGGTCAACGCGTCGCCTGACGGGGTGATGTCAGAACCGGTGTCGGCTGCGCTGGGGTTTGCGACGGCTGCGGGCGGCGTGAGCGGAGCCACAGGAGCGGGCGTGGTCGGTCGGTCGATGCCGAACCAATTGTCTAAAACGGCTGCGCACACGGGCGATTACCTTTGAATTACGGTTTCGTTCTGCTCGTCGAACCGGGCGCGCAGGAAGCGCACGACACTGCGCTCGCCGGCCTTCAGCCAGACTTCGCGGTCGCTCCAGTTCAACTCAGCGGAACGTTCGGGGAAACGGCGGTCCAGCTCGTCGAGCAGATCGGCCGGGATGACGGGGAACTTAGCGTCCACTGAGGGTGCCCCTTGCGTTGTTGTTCTAGAGGGGCGAGCAGACGAAAAAATTAGGCAGGGGTAATCTGCCTAATTCTTTTGCTATCAATCTCTTACGAGCGACAGCGCCTTAGCGGTCTTCCAGTCGTTCTTGAGACGCTGCACGGTGAGAGCAGCATCAGGGCTGGGGCGTTGCTCCAGCGCCTCCTGCGCCTCGCGGACCCGCCTGCGGGACGCAACGATCTCGTAGTCCTCCCACCGGTTCATCAGGTCACCAGATCGTGGAGAACGGCCGGCTGATAGAACGGACCCTTGGCGATCTTGCCCCACGGGTGTCGCTCGATCTCCCCCTTCGGTCCACGCTTGGACATGTTGGAGGCATGCACGCGGGCGAACGCTTCCTCGAACACGGCGCGGCCGTACAGGCCCTCCGCGATCTTCAGCGCCCGCTTGACGCGGTTGACGGTGTCGGCATCCACGCGCCCCTTCTGGCCCTTGGGGAGCACTGCCATGTCCACACAGTAGCTCGTGTAGAGCACGTCACAGGCTTCCTTCAGGAGGTTCTCCAGAGCACTCTCGAACTCCAGCAGTTCCTCGTTGAGGCACCGGGTGGTCACCTCAAGGTCACGCGAGGCGTCGAAGGTCTTGATGAACTCCGACACCATCGCCGACTTCATCTGCTTCGGGCGCGGCGCTTCGGCCGGCTTAGATGGTTTTGAACAACGCACTGAGAGCCTCCATCACATCCGTCCTTGCCTTCTCCAGAGCGATCTTCTTGTCGAGCACGTCGCGGGCTTTCTCCAAGTCTTGGATGCCGTTCTTGTTCTTCCAGCGTGACACGTACTTGATCACGTTGCTCTCGCTCGCACCAAGGCCGTTCAGCTCGCAGTAGATCGTCGGCTGGATGGCCATGCTGCTATAGTGGTCACCGCCAACCTGATTGGTGAACGGCGCCGGTGCTGGCTTCGGTGCAGGCTTGGTCGGCCACGGCGGTGCTGGCGGCTGCAGTGGACCCGGTGTGAAGAGAACGGCCGGCGCAACAGCATCAGCGACCGCAGCGAGCGCACCGTCTTCGACCTTCTTCATGCGGTGGCAGTAGTCGGCCTGACCGCTGAACTGGCAGGTGATCTCGGTGTCTTGTTTGCAGAACGTACAGGTGTTCACAGGGCCTCCTTGCGCCATTTGATGAAGTTGCGGATGTGCATTGCGGTCATCAGGATGTTGACCGGAAGTAGACCCCAGAGGCCCTCGTAGATCATGAGGGACCACCAAGGGATTTGACTGAGCAGACCGAGCAATGGACCAGCGGGCACCTTGTTGCCGTATGCCCACGACGAGGCGATGGTGGTCGCCGACGCGAAGTACTGGATGATCAGGGTGACAGTCATTCGCCTGGCACCTCGATGAATGCCTCGACGACCATGCTCCCGGCGAACCGAGGCGCAGCGGCTACTCGGCGCGCCATGCCGGCGTGGCGATACAGCTTTGAAGTCTTGGAGAGCTGGAGGCCGGTCTTCACCGGCTCTCCGTTCTTCAGGACCACGTAGCCGATCTTCAGCTTGACGGTGGTGTCCAAAGGATTGGCCTCTTGGTTTTGAAGTCGTAATCGGAGGCGCGCAGGATGCGGGCCACGCGGGCTTGTCGGAGGGCTTCCTCTTCGCCGAGCTGCTTGTCGGCATATGCTCGAACCACGGCCTTCCACACGTCCGCCCAATAGTTCTGCGGAGATGCGTCTGCGGTGGCATCAGCTAGGATGGCTTCAGCCTTCTTCGGGCCAACGCGGGGGATGCCCGTGTAGCCGTCCGTGGCATCGCCCATCAACGTCTGGAGCATGTGCTGGGCGTTGGCTTCGTCCTCGTCGATGGAGACAACATCGTCGTCCAGTTCGCGCAGATACAGACCGGGGATGGTCTTCATATCCTTGTCGATGCTGACGATGATCTTCTCGCCCTTGAGACCCGGCCACGTCGCGAGGATGCCCATCACGTCGTCGCCTTCCAGCGTCGGCCGAACGAGCGCCTTGTACTTGCCCTCGATCAACCATTGGCGCACCGGCTTGAGCACAAGCGGTTTACGAATGTTGGACCGCTTGCCCTTGTAGGTCGGCAGAACGCCGAGACGGAAGTTGGGAACGTCGGTGGGCGTGGTGAGACAGACGCGGTACTCATGTGCGTCGAGCTTCGCCATGACGCGGTCGATCTCATCTCTGATCGCTCGCTTCACGTCGGTCTCGTCGCAGTGCCACGTCCAGTAACCCGGCTCCCACTGTGTTGCCACTTCGACGGCGCATGATGCACGATAAGCAATCACGTCGCCGTCGATCAGTGCGATACGCATCAGTCGTCACCTCGTTTGATCAGGTGCCCGTAGTTGAGGACGAGACCCCACACGATGACAACGAGGGTCAAACAGGCGATGCCGTATCCGAGCTGCTGAATTGAACTCATCGCCAACCGTCCATGAAGTTGAAGATGCCGAGACGTGCACGAACGTGCTCGACGGTGACAGCCAGGCCAACGAGGATGACGATGGCTCCGATCATTTGAAGTGCGATCACGGTGACCTCTTGGTGGTGATGATCTTCAGGATGCTTGCGCCGGCCGCGAGATCGACATGGGCGTGCAGTTGAGGTTCGAGCGACTGCACTGCGCGATTACATGCAGCGTCGATCTCCGGTTCGATGACCGCCATCACCCGTGCCTTCAGGTCCGCGAAGGTGTCCTTCATGATGCGGTCCCTGATGGCGACAAGAGCGTAGTCTCCGAACAGGTCTTGCTTTCTGATTGGTCCTGCAGCCATTACGTGTTCTCCGCGAGCATTATCCGAAGGCGTTTCAGTCCCGTGCCAGTGACCAGCCATTCACGCCCGTACATGCCAGTGGCAACGCGGGTGGTGATCAGGCCGTCACTGGCAGCGAGTGCGATGACATCGGCGTTGGTGCGTGCGAAGTCCGACTTGGTTGAGAAGGGCTTCGTCCACGCACGCTTGAGGACATCAGTGAGTTTCAGCCCAATTCGAGCCGATCTTGTATTCACCGTCGATGGGGACGCGCATTGCGTACTTCTCGCCGGCCTTGCGCATAGCGTTCTTGATCGTCTGTCCGACTTCATCAGCGATGTCCTCTCGTGCTTCGTTCTGGAGTTCGTCATGGATGTGCGCGACGAGCGCCCAATCCGCTTCCCATTCCCATCCGCGAGCGGATAGGTCGTCCCACGAAATGACCGTGCATTCCTTCGCAAGAACTGCCCCGGCCGATTGCAGCAAGGTGTTCAACGACGAATGGGCGCTGCGCACAAATAGCTTTCGACCATCGAGACCAATCAGGAACTTCGAGTACTTGGCCTTGAGGACCACGGCTTCCAACAGCTTGCCCAACGCAGGGAGCTGCTTCAGGAAGCGTGCCTTCAGCATGCCGCCCTTCACGAGCATCGCAACGATGATCGGCGTTGGCTCACGCCCGTCACGCACGAGGCGCTGCACTGCCTTGCTCCATCGACCGCGTTGGGTCTCAGGATAGCGGGCAAGCTCTTCCTCGCTGACGCCGATGATGCTGCCGAGCTTCTCGTCGCCTGCCCCGTAGAGGAAGGCGTAGATGAAGGTCTTCGCAATATCACGGCCGGTCTTCAGCTTGCCGAACACGTTGTAGACCGTGTGCGGATTGAGACCGAGCGCCTTGGCATTGAGCGAGTGAACGTCGCTCTCGTCCTTGGAGCTGCCCTCGACGACAGCGCGCCCGTAAGCACCGCCATCGTATCGCGCCATGTAGTGCGACAGACAGCGCAGCTCGACGCCAGCGAGATCGACGCCGACCAGCTTGTAACCCTTGCGGGCCACGAACAGGCGGCGGCAGTCCTCACCGTACGCAGAGCCAACCTTGGGCACCTGAGCGATGTTCGGGTTGCTATGAGTGCAGCGTCCGGTGACCGCGCCGAGCGTGTTGACGCTGGCATGGATTGCACCTGAGGTGTCCAGACGTAGCCACGCTTGGTCACCTTCGGCCAACTGACCAATGCGCTTCTCGATCAGGAAGTGATCTGCAAGCACCTTGGCTTCCGGCCAGTCCAGCTTCGACAGGATGGTCTCGTCGATCTTCGGTTGCCCGCCCGGTGTGAACTCGGTGGGCACCCAGCCCCTCGCCTTGAGACGATCAGCGATCATCAGTCGGGACGACGGGTTGAACTCGACGACGTGGCTCTTGGTGAACGGAACGCCCTTCACGTAGCCGCGCGATTTGTTGTTCACCTTGGGGATGAACACTTCCTCGACGGTCTGCGGTGGGAACGTATCCTTCAGCGAGCTGCCAATCTCCAGACGGCGCTTGACCAGTTCGGCGTACAGCCGCTGGGCATCGTCACGATTGAACGCGAAGCCTCGACGCTCCATCATCGCAATGATCATCGCGAAGCGGTGTTCGAGTTCGAGGGCCGTCTCGCTGGTGGGAGTTGCTTCGCACTTCTTGAGCAGCGCGACGTTCACACGTCCGTCCTGCTTCATGTAGTCGTGCATGCTCTCGCTCCAGCGCACCCACGCTTCGGGGTCTGGCTGACCGTTCGGCAGGTAACCGTACGTCCCCTTCAGGATACCCAGGCGGAAGCCCCACGCTTCGAGCGCGTGAGACCCAACGTAGTAGCCGGGATAGACGGTGCCATTCTTCGCGGCGAGCTGGCGTGCCCTGTAATCGCTGTCACGCAGATCGGTGAACTTCAGTCGCGTGTAGATGATCGTATCGGTGATCTTCTGGTGCGCGCCGGGTTTCCAACCGTGCAGCTTATGGAGCACGGGTAGATCGTACTTGATGATGTTGTGGCCGATGATCTCGTCGGCCTGTGAGAGGGCATCTAAGGCTCGCTCGATTGGAGTGTGACCGGGCTGGTCCGCGTAGTCGAACAGCTCGCCCGTGTCGGGGTCAACATTGACTTGGCAATGCTGCCGCGAAACAACGTCCAAGAACCCGTTGGCTTCGATGTCGAAGACCAAGCGTCGTTTAGCCATTAGATGCCCTCTCTCGGAGTAGCTAGTTGTGAAAACGAATCCTCCTCAGTCGGCGCGCTTTCCGACCTATGCTGTCCATCCAGCAGACGTGTATGGGCGTCCCTTGGAGTACGGGCCGCGCAGTGAGACGGGAGGTGTTGGTGATCGCGGAAACTGTGCGGGTCTCTCCCCACCTGTCACGATTTCACTCGTCGCTCTGGGCGCGACCCTGAGATGCCATCTGTCCAGCTAGGAAAGGCGCGCTGGCATTAATGGATTGAAACGGCTGCGGGACTGCTCCCATCATTCACCCATCTGCACTCGATGGGCACCGCTGTGTGGGCTATAGTGTCGGGTAATTACCGAGCGTACATCTGACGAACGTGCGCCTGCTCTTCATCCTCGCCGGGGAAGCGGAAGTCCTTGATCTGCGAGATCAGTTCGAGCGAAGCGTCGGTGACGAGCACCACGTTCCAGTTGATGCAGCGGAAGCCGAAGCGAACGTGGGAGACGCGAGCCATGTCCTCGCACGGGTCATACGGCATCGCCGAGATGGACAGTCGGCCCATGATCGCCATGTTGTAGCCGTCACCACCATCGAGGCGCGGGCTGGCCCCTGACGGGCGCGGCACAGAGCCGAGAACGCGGTCGGTGTTCTTGCTGTCGCGGATTTCGACGCGGCCTGCCATCGGGTCAGCCTTCGGCGGCTTAGGGAGTGCACCGCTGATCGCCTCGCACGCTTCCTTGGCTTCCTTCAAGCCGACCATATTCATCGCGCGGTACAACTTGATCGCATCAATCTTGCGCCCTACGCGGAGGTGGCTGATGACTGAGATCATGGCAGTGTGGTGGTCGCTGTGCATCGTGGTATCCTCCAGTGGATAGATCAGGTCACGGGTTTGCTTTGAAGAACGCTTTCGCGAACCCCGATGGTGTGGCGCTGCGGAGCAACGCGCGTTCAGGTGAAGGTGACAGAAGGTGCATCTTGCTGCCCTCAGTTGGCTCGACAGGTGCACGTTCAGGTTCGTTGAAGTGCCCCCAGATGCACGTCAGTTTCGTGTAGGGGTCACCGTGGTGGCACGGGTGGAAGGTGTACTGAGGTGGCCCGTAGAAGCGACTGATGCGCCCCACAGGGTTCTCGAACGCCCACCACACGGGCTTGTGCATGAGCACGATGCGTGCACAGGCGTCGGCGATGGAGAGAGCTTCGAGCAGAGCCTTCTCGCCCTTCGAGGCCCACCAACGTGCGCCGCTCGATGAGAAGTCGGTGCATGGGAAGCCGGCTAGGATGCCGTGAGGTCGCTCGCGCTTCGGAAGGAAGTGCATGAGACGAACGTCACCAGTACCGCCCTCACCGCCGCGCCATACTTGCGGGTCGATGATGCGGACATCGTAGCCGGCTTCCCGGTAAGGCTTCGACCAGCTCCCCGTGCCTCCGCAGAGGTCGAGGATGATGCGCCGCTTCAGTGTGCTTTTCGCTGGCACGACTGACAGAAGCCTGATTGCGCGAAGACGTGCATCGCGGTGTGGCTCTCGAAGATGAAGGCCAGCTTGAAGTTGCCGGGTTCAGGCCACTCGATCTCGCGGTCGCCCTCACTGCCGCACCCCGCGCACGATCTCTCGTGAGCGAGACACGCTATTTCCTTGTCGGCCATGAATGCTCCAGTGGATAGGTCAGGTCAAAAGTCGCCCGGTGGTTCGCCTGGCTGTGTGGTGTCGTTGAACCCAAACGTCTCTTCGCTTTCGTACAGCTCTGAGGTCTGGGCGTTGTAGTCGAGCATGATGGTCTTGCCGGTGGCGCGGCCAGCGAAGCGGTCCTTCAAGATGCGGAACGTCGTCCGTCTCTCGTCGTCCCCTTCAGGCTGCTGGTTGCGCTCCAGCGCGTACATGCAGTGGCACCAGAAGCCGATAGCGCGGCTCCCCTTGAAGTGCTTGATCATCACGCGCCCACCTTCTTCATGCGGCTTGCCCTCAGGTGTGGACAGATGCGACACGAGGTGGATGATGATGTTTAGCTCTTTGCAGAGCGCGGACATCTCGGACAGGATGCGTTCCAAGGCCTTCCTTTCATCGTCTTCGGCCGCAGCGAGTGCGGTGAGGTGGTCGAGGTAGAAGACACGGACGCCTTCGCTATGGTTCAGATAGCGGATGTGCCCCTTGATGATTTCCCAATCGGTTGCACCGAAGCTGTCGTAGAGGAACAACTGTCCGCTGGCTTCGAGCTTGTCTACAGTCTCGATCAGTTCGTCCTGCGTCCATCCATCGTCTGGGATGTGGAAGCAACGCTTGGCGAACTTGCCGGCGATGCGGATGCCCGTCTCTTCCGGTGGTTGCTCAAGCGAGAACACCCCGATCTTTTCGTTGAGCACGGTCATGTCGTGCATCATCTGCTGGGTCAGGAAGTCCGTCTTGCCAACGCCAGTGCCTGCGCCGAGCGCGTAGATGTGGCACCAGTGTCGCCCGTAGGTCATCTCCGTCAACTTCGGGAGAAACCACGAGAGGCCGTAGGTCTTCGGCTCAAGCATCTTCGAGCGGATGTCCTTCAGCGTGACGATGCCGTCAGGCCTGTAGGTCTTCGCTTGCCAGATCGCGCTGATGACTTCATCACCCTTCTCTGCCATGAGCAGTTCGTTGGGGTCTTTCATCGACAGCGTGGCAACCTTGCACTTGCCCGGTGGGAACATCGGTGCACACTCAGCGGTCGCGAGACGGCCGGGTTCGTCCATGTCGAACATGAGGACGACTTCCTCGAACGAGCATAGCCATTCGAGTTGCTTCGAGATGAACTTCTTTGCACCCTTGGTCCCGTTCGGGATGGACACCACGGGCCACTTGTTGTTCTGAAGTTGGCTCACGGTCATCTTGTCGATGCCGCCTTCGGTGATGACGATCTTGCGACCGCCCTTCTCCCAGAGGTGCTGTCCATCGAGCAGCGCGTCGTCGAGAGAGCCGATGATCGGAAACTCTTTGTCCGGTGTGCGGAGCTGCTGCGCGACCAGCTCACCGTCCGCGTTGTAGAACGGCGTGATCTGCACAGTCTTGCCGTGCCAGCGTCCGACCTGATAGCCGAACTTGCGACACGTCTCTTCGGTAATGCCACGCTTGGTCAGCGCCTTGTAGTCGCCTGAGATGAACGGTCCAGACACTTCTGCGCGCCTCCTGTGGGTTGATGATGGTTCGCCTGTGGCGCGCTCGCGATAGTCACAGCCCACCGAGAAGCAGTAGGCGTGACCATCGGAGTAGCGGATGAGGTTGTCTCTGGAGCCACACTTCGGGCACGGCTCTTTCCCGATTGCGCGGGAAGTGTTCTTCTCCAAGGGTTACCTCATGCTTTGTGGCGGGATAGATCGACCAGCTTGCACGGGCCGTAAACGAACTGGCCCATGTCAACGCTCGCCCAAGGGTCCACGCAGTAGGATGGCGGTTCGCGATGCGTCGCTTCCACCGGCCTCCTGTTGCTGTACTCAATGCCCATCGAACCGAAGAGCAGGAGAGACAACAGGAGGCCAATGACGTAGCGCATCAGGCCGCGCGAAGATTACGCGAGACCAGCGCGTACTCAGCGTACGGCTTGCCTTCGGCGTCTGCCTTCATCGTGGTCTTGATCTTGTGGCCCTTCGCCCGCAGATCGTGGATGCGAGCGGCGAGACGGAAGATGCGGAAGACGCCGAACGCTTCGAGCTGTGAGATCGAGTTACCCGCGAGCAGATGCTTCAGGATGCGGTCGGTCTGCTGCTTCGCATGAGCCGGCGCTGCTGTGGCTATAGTGTCGGGTAATTCAGTGACGTACGTCGGCATCACGAACCAGCAGGTATTCGTTTCGCCGAACGAACCGCGAGCCATCTTGCCGATGGATTGCGGGTGACCGTTGTGTCCCTCGAAGCTGGACCCGAAGTCGATCAGGAGGAAACCGTGAGTGTCCAATTGACCAAGCACGACGCCTTCGAGCGGCTTGTTGGACTTGGGGAACAGAGCGCGGGCTTCGACGGAGACGCGAGCGCCCACTGCGGGTGATGTAGTCATTTCCAAAAACTCCCAGATGTCGGGTTGCGATAAACGCAGAGCGCAGCGGAGCTACGCGATGATG